TCTACTCTCTTTGTTAGCTAATTCATACAAAGAGTCAAATATCTTTAAATCCAAAAAGTTTGCAAGTAAGTCCTTTCTTTCTCCTTGTGTCTTATCAATAAAGTTAGAATTATTACCTTGCAAAGATAATGCAGTTAATATGAAATCATCAAAGGATCCAACATACGATTGTATGATTTTATCAGTGTCACGACGTTGCTCGCCATTAAGAGATACTTGCTCTCCACTATCTGTTACATACCAAAAGTCTATATCCACTCTCAGCTTTCCAGCTAAGGGTCCTTTAGCATACCTTGTAGCACGTTTTTCAATGAAATAATCAACTCCTCCCAACTCAAAATTAAACTTACACCAGAAGTTGTCTTTCTTTCTATTTAGTACTTGTTCTGCTTTGCTGGCTCTGAATGAGTGATCGAATAAGCAAAAGCATAATGCGTCTAGTATTGCTGATTTACCTGCGTGATTTGGTGCAAATAACCCACAAGTTCCTTCAAGCTTGTCAAACCCAACTACGTTACCTTCTCCGTATGAGAACATATTATTAAACTCAAACTTCTTGGGTTTCCATATAACATTACGAGCTGTTTCACCTTGTTGTAAGGTTTGGTTTAAACCAGCATTTATCTTCAGTACAGCCTCTATGGAGTCGTTGTCTATTTCTTTATGCTCTAAGTACTCTTTTATGAGTTGGTTCTGGTATTGTAGGTTTCTTATATCACCTTGATGCAAAGACTCACCAAATAGCTTTCCCTCATCTCCTGAAGTTATTTTATCCAGCTTTTGCACAATGACATCGCTGTTTCTATAAGTCTTTCTAATCTCTGCTAATATCTTTTTGACATCAGCTGATGAAGTATTTCTTGTACGTAAGCGTACATTAGTCTTAGGGGTTATTGGCAGGTTTGATGGAAGCTGTCCATCGACTACGTCAAGTGTATAAAAACCATAATCGTTTGGTATATCATAAAAGGTATAATCAATACTTTCGGTTTGTGTTAAGTCAATCATAGCACACCCATGTCCCTCAAAAGATTCACCAAAGTTTTGTTGTACTAAAGATCCTGGATAGAACATGATTGGATTTTCTTTACTTAGTACTTGACGCTTGTGTATGTCTCCAAGCAATACTAAATCAAATCCTGCAAAGGTGTCCCATTCCAACCCATGCGATAAGACTAATCCACTATCAACTTTACTATTTGCAACCGTACCATGATACATTGCTATTTTATGTTTATACTCTTTGTCTGCTGGTATTTTATCTACTGTTATGTATTCAGATGGATTGTCGAGCAATGACATTACACTAATGCAAACATTTCCTATTTCATATAAACCAGAGTTACGTAAGTAAAATAAGTTAGGATGGTTGTTAGCCTCTACAATCGGTGTTAAGGCATCTAACCTATTGTTATTATTTAAGTTAGTGTCGTGGTTGCCACAAATGACAATAGTAGGCCCATGATCAGCAAGTCCATTAAATAAATAGGATACCATGTTAATGAGCTCTGGGCTCATGTCAGTCTTTGCGTGGACTATGTCTCCACCAACGGTTACAATGCTATTTGGTGGCAGCTTACTGACCACATCAAATAGTTTCTCAAACATCTCCTTAAACTCAACATGACGTTTCCAATTTCGCAAATGGATATCAGCTATGTGTAAGATGTGATCAACCTTTGTAAGTTTGCTTTTAATTTTATTAATCATAGATCCATTTTAAACTTTATTAAATCAAGAAAATCAACTGTCTTTGCCTTCTGCATTGACCCTACCATGGACTCATATCCAATCTCACTTGGATCTTTTCCAGGTAGAGCTATGGTGCATACCTCTACTCCATTATTTAAAAAGTATTCTACCTCTTTTACAGAGTCGTCAAATGCATCTCCATCCAATGCAAGATATAGTTTCTTGACCTTTTCAGTTAATATTCTGCTTCTCAATGTAGGCATTATTTTTTTACCAAACAACGGAATTGCGTTACGCTTTGTTGCTATTGCATCAAAAGCACCTTCAACAATTGTAATAGGCTCTTTCCAGTTTATCTGGTTCTCAAAGCCAATCACATCCTTTGATATTGGTGGATTCTTGTGTCGAATAGTTGCATCACTATAATAGCTCCTTCCAACATAGTAGTTTAGTATGTTGTGTTCATTATAGCTTGGAATAATGAGCATTCCAGCATACGGGCCTTCTTCACAATATCCCACCTGATATCGTAAAATATCAATTGGAGTGAGCTTTCTGACGTTTACTGCATAATGCAGTGCGTTTTTGTAGTCTGGTGTGCTCTGCGCTACATAGAGAGGTTTATAGTGATCTGGTAACCCTACTAACTCACGACCTAACTCAAGCTTGCTCTTAAAAGAAGAATCACCATATATCTCCTTTATCTTTTTATATAGATCAATTGGTGCATTACTTTTTTTAAACAAAGACAATAAAGTTTGACCTTTACTATCACAAACCCAGCAATGCCATTTTTGTGTATTTAGATTGATTTGCAACTTATGCTTATAGTGATTGCAAAAAGGACAAAAATAGCTTATTTCACCATCTTTCCTATGTTGAACACCAGAGCCTAAATGCTCATCAATTATATGTTTAACTTGTAGTAAGTTAAGAGTCATACTCTACTATACGACTTTATTTTGATTCTAACCAAGCTTTAGGAATAGTCTTATCTGCAAATTGAAAACCGTGCTTTATGCACCAATCTGCATATGTTGTTTTAGATCCTTTTCTAATCTTGTTTTTAGAATTTTGAAATACAAATCGTATATCTAACTCTGGATGCTGTGCTTTAATTAAAACGTGTTTCTTTCTGTCCTCAGTTACAAACCTTCCTTTGGTTTCAATGTAAATCCCATTAGGAAGCTTAAAATCAGGAGTATAGTTGTGTTCGGTTGCTGGCTTGATATAGGAAATCTTATGCTTCTCGTACTCGCCATCTATATTGTGATCTTTAAGTACTGCGTCAATATCTTCTTCTAAACCACTTCTGTAACCGTTTGCAAGCGCTGCTTGCTTTCTTGATCTGTTTTTTCTCATGTAACTAAAATAAATTTATCTATCGTACCTAACTATGAATGTTGTATCCATATTGTTTGGTGTTTGTATTGGTGTACTAAGTTTGCCTATAGCTAGCAATTGTCCTCTATCATTGTATAATCCAATAGCAGAAACAAACGGTTTAAAACTAGATCCAGTTACAAACGGCTTATACACATACTCATTTACTTGCGGATTCCATTCGGTAGTAGATGGATTCATACTCATACCAAATTCGCCAGGTCCAACAGTGCAAGACACCTCTGTTTCCCAAATAGTATGTGTTCCACGACTTTCAACTGTTTTGATCGTTCCATATTGCATTGGTGTGGCTGTCAAAATGACCATACCATGATTATAAAAAGCATTTCCTACTATTGTATTTCCAACACCAAGTGTGTGATGTAAAAGTCTTGCTTCTGTGCCATTAAGGTTGCTTTTGTAGATTTTTATGTTATCTACAACCCCAGTAAATCCTTGGTCACCACGGCTATTATTGCCTATAAAAATATTAGCTTGATTACTCGAATCTTGATCTCTAAAGTTATAACTTGCTGATACTGAGGAGGATGCTTGTGCGTTACTAACATACAAAGTAACTACTGATCCTGTTTTACTCACCATCACATGATGCAAGTCGTTTAAGCTCATAGATAAGCTACTTGTTAGCGAAAAAGTCTGATAACCAGTGGTTTTTTCAAACTTTACTTTTAAACTCTCAGAAGCGTAGGTTAGTCTGTATGGTGTTTTTGTTGCTATTGGTTTTGAGTATACATTACCATTAAGATCAACTCTTAATTCGTCTGCTGGTCCTTGTTTTGTGATTAACACTGAGCCAGAAGTGTGTGTTGGTGTTGCTGTCGGCATCACCATCATGCTTATAGTAAAACTGTCGTTTTCAAAATTATAGTATTGGTTGTAGGCCGATTGTATGTTTGGTTTGATTTCGACACTAGAGCTTCTGGATGCTGTTAAATACATTACAGCACCAAGTAAATCTTTATCAGCTGGGAATGGGTTGTATCCTCCACTAAGAAAGCTGCTACTAATGTTTGTATATAAACTCTCCATTTGCCAGTAGCCACGATTAAAACTACTTGTATGACTAAAATAACCTATGTCGACATACTTATAAAGATCATCAAAGGGCCATTCTCCAACAGGATTTTTAGATAATGATGTAGAATAGTTTGTAAACACTCCTCCAATGTTTTGATTGTATGGAGACAAAAGCCCACCAGAAACATATAAGTTTCCAAAAGAGTCATCAACAATAGTAATCAGGCTAGATGTTGTAAAGGAGTTTGTTACAGCTAAGGATTGACTAAAAGTCATTATGATTGATCCTGGTAGTATTGCTTCGCCAAACTTAGATTGTGGCATACTCACTACCTGCGCTTTATCTTCTAAAAATCTAAACTGTTTGTTAACATTTCCACTACCAAAAGATGCTTTATTGTTACTGTAGAAATTTTTATAGTATAGATTGTCTATAGAAGCATGCACAACGCGCTGGTATTGTC